TTCGGTCAAGCGAATGCCCTTCCGGTCTTGGTCCAAGGAATCGGTCAAGCCATTCGCAGAATGCCACTGGGTCATCCTTCCAACGGTAGTACATCTTAATGCCTCGACCGCCGTAGCTGTGGTAGGCACGATGGGACTTGTTATAGCACCACTGTTTTATGCTGCTCCACGCTTGGTACTGGTAGGTTCCATAATAGCCATGTTTGTAACTATTCTCTGCAAGCATTTCGCTTGATGCACACCCACAGGATTTTGATTCACCGTTCCTGAGAGTGCCCCCCCTTACCGTAGACTTGTTTCCGCAGTCGCAAATACAGTCCCATCGTGCATCTCCGCTGGACGTACTGACCGGATTGCGACCCATTACGGTCCACCTCCCGATCTTCTTTCCATTCATGCTGATTGCCCTACCCATTCTCGTCCTCCTCATGTTTCTCAGGTAAATCCCATTCACTGACTAGATTCAGCCTACACCCACACGGGGTGTTTGTCTTTCTACCATCTTTCCTCTCAAGAAGCAAGCTGTCTGGAGTCGCCCGAAAGTAGAGGGCACAGCCTCGGCAATAAAAAACCGACTTCGTTGCTCTGCCGTAATAATGGAAATGGTCAAACCGAAGCTGACGGTACTTCGCCCTAATCCGGTTGATCATTTCATCTCTTGAATTTTTAGCTGCCATCTTACAACCCCGCTACGATGATGATGAAGAGCATTAAAATAAACACTGCGACCAACGACGCGATGTATAGCACGTCGAGGAATTTGTGGATAAACCTAAGCATTTTTGAGAGCCTCCTTTAACTGACGTTCACGGGTCTTGTTTCGCTTGGTTCGCTTGTCAGCAAACTTGACGGCTCGACATTTTGGATTCCAGTGCCGAACACGGTTTGTGTTGCTGATGTGTACTGTTCTATTCATAAATGAAACCTCCAGAAAGTGCGTGCTCTTCGTCGATTCTGATCTCATCGCAGTGATCGTACTCGAACTTGAGTCTGATCCGCTTGTCATCTAAGCCGTCACGCACAGGGGACATGACTGCGGCTGTGAATAAGGAAAACAGGTGTGACGAGATTGGCTTAGTGCTCGCAGGGTTGTGGGAAGGTGCTTCGAGATCGTCCTTCGAGAGACCAGCGAACATCGAGTTCAGTCGGATCAACTGCTTTGGGTCCAGCGTGATGCAGTCCTCTTTTTCGTCAACCTCCCTCCCAGCAACCTCTTCGATGTCAGACAGGAATCGATCAAGCCAGACCCATAGGCTCGAATAGCTGAACTTACCAACGGCTTCGTCGTTTCCAGCAAGCTCGAAGGTAACGGTATAGAACCGCTCGAAGAGGATGAATTCAGAGTTGTCCATCGTTTTTCTCCAGTGAGTGTTAAAGCGTGATATTGGTATTCTTGCAGTATCGGCTGTGGGTGTCAAGCGGAATTACGAGAACATTTACAAAAAGTCCAATATCCCCGAAAAAAGCCCTCCGCCCTTCGTTTATAGATCTCCTCGCCGCAGGCAGTGCATTCGCATGTAAGTGGCGAAAACCTCCCATGATAGGTCGTTTTCCTCACTACCCTGCCATCATAGGCTTTCCTGATCCGCTCATCGACCTCCTCTAGGCTGACCTTCGGCTTGCCCGATTTGCTTTGGCGTGGAGGTGGTGGTGGGGCGTCATCAGGCACAAACTTGCCCAACAATCTCTCCAAATCGTGATCCGAGTACCCATCAGGGTCGTGTTTTTGGTCGAAATCAAACCCAAACATAGCATTCTCCAAAAAAAGTTTTTACCGTGTTTTACGGTGTAAAAGTGTAACTTACCCCCCACGAGGGGGGCAAAATCAAAAATCCTTCTTGACTTTCTACTTCTTATAGGTTAAACTCTCGCGTTCCGCTAACGAGTTCACCGAGTTTAGCGGTGACTCAGCGAACAGAGTTTAACCTGATAAGAGAAGGTCAGAGCTACTGTGCTGGCTCTTCTGGTTTCGGACAACCATCAAAGATCCACTGGTCAAGATTCTCTTTCCAGTCATCTGTGAACTTGTATTTGCCGTAGAACGGCTTGCCGCAGATCCCGACCTGTGCAGCCATTGACAGATACTTCCCAATAGTCTTGTCTGTGGAGTCGCCGCCAAAGACCTCCTCTCGCTGTTCCTTATGGTACACGAGGCTCAGCCCATTCTTCTCGCGTTCTTCTAACCACGGTCGCAGCAGTTTGAAGTAGTGCATTCGACGCTCTTCTGCGTTGTCCTTTCGCTCTTTGCAATTCTCCGAAAAGCTGCCAGTTTTCTGGCTCCTCTGCGGCGGTATGTCGGACTTGAACCACTTGCCATCCTGAAGGTAGGCTGAGAACGGCTCTGGGGACTTGGACGACCGTGTTACAGCCTCAACGCATACCAGTGGTTTTATCTCATGTGGCACTAGGACAAGTTGAGAATCAGCCGCCCTACTAATACTCCCAGCCCCAGAACCGATGTCGGTCACCGATTTCTCAGACTGACTCCCCTTGGATGCGTGATGCACAACAATGATCGACACATCATACACCCGACCGATGCGGTCCAGTGCATTATACAGGAGTGTCATCTGGGCATTGTCGTTCTCGCTGGTTCCCTCTGGTAGGAACCGATAGAGGGCATCGAGGACGATCACATCGTACTGACTGGCGTTGACCTCCTCTAGCATCGCCTCTAAGCCCTTTATATCGAGCCCTGAGCCACGCAGGGCGGATACCCTGAGTGACTTGCCGGCTTTGACTCCGAGTGCGTCCTCGACCGTCTTGAGCCGCCATGCGAGTTCGTTCTTGTGGAGTTCATTGTCCACGATGAGGCAGTTCAGGTTATTCGGGCTCGTCCACCCAAGGAAATCGCCACCATTCGCTAGGGTGATTGCCAGATTGTAGACGAACCAGCTTTTACCCGTCTTTGGGGATGCGACGATGTTCAATGTCTCGCCTTGCCGCAGAAGTCCCTCGATTACATAGGGTCGGCGTTCTGGGCATTCACTGGAAAGCTCGTCGATCGTCAACTGAGGGTAGGACTGGCTGATATCAGCACCGGAGGTCGCAGTTCCGAGAGCGAACTCGATTTCAGGCAGGTCGGTCGTCCAGCTATCGTCCCCGAAACCGCATTGGCGAAGCAGTGCTGGTAGATCTTCCCTCTTGTGACCCTCAAGCAGGCGAAACGCCTCCGATAGGGTGATCGACTCGGCTGGGAGGATGCCATCGGAGGTCGAAAAGTTCTTGAGCAGCAGGTTGCCACCCTTCGAGATTGACCGACCGAGGGTGCCCGAAATTGCGTGCGATGAGGTCCGTTTGCCAGGGCGGACAAACTCATACGATCCGTCCCCCTTCACGATCACTCGATAGCCCTTCTGTTCTAGGGCAATCTTGACGTACTGGACAGCCTCCGCAGACTTATTGAAGTCATCCAAGGGCGAACAGCCATGATTCCTCACAGTGGGCTCGATGGGCGGCTCAGGAGCCTTGGGGGCAAGCAGGTGAGCAATCTTCGGGAGCGGTGCCTCATTGACAGGCACATCCTCCGCAGAAGTCTCGATTGCATATTCCCCGCCATTGACGTGAGTCGAACCGGGTCCGATGACCTGACAACCGGCTGAGAGGAAATCAAGACCCTGATATTCCTGAACAGACTTCGGCAACTTGAGGTCCGATGCTTTCGAGAAATACAGGTGGCGACCACCAGACGGCGACTCCACCACAAATGCAGCAACATCGAGCAGGTCGGTGCCACAGTCCTTGGACAGTCGCTCAAGTGCCTCATAGCCATTCTTAGCCGGATCATGGACATCCACGTCGATGACCAGCGTATCAGCATCAAGGACAATGCCGTACTTATCGTCATTTGGACCAAACTCGATGTCAGATGCACGCACCTGAGTCTCTGTCCACTTGGGGGTTGTCGGTCCCTTGCGACCGGCTTGGATGGGCACAACTCGTGGGTTCCATTCCTTGATCATTTCTGGGATTTGCACTGCCATTGGTTACTCCTTGGAAAGGCGTGATAAAATGTGTTGCATGGTAAGAGGACCAAAACCACGAGCGATCGAAGTTCAAGAATCATCAGGTTCATTCAAGCACGATCCGCAGAGACGCCCAACTAACATTATAAAAGCGGACTCTCGGCTTCCTGAACCACCTGATTTGATCAAGAACGACAAAACTGCACTCGCCGTTTGGCGTGATACTGTGGATATCTTAGCGTCTAGTAATATATTAAGCAAGACGGATACGGCACTTTTAACACAATATGTTGTAACTTATTCTGCGTGGACCAAATGTGCTGAACATATCATGAAGCACGGTCATGAGGATGAGAACGGAAAGACGAGCCCTCAATCGGTTGCTTTCTTCAAGTTGTCATCCGAGCATCAGAAGCTAATCGCAGAACTTGGATTGTCGCCGTCCAGTCGAGCCAGACTGTCAGTTGCGACAAGTGATCCGACAGATGCCAAGGCAAACAGCGACCTCCGCAACTTCTTAAAGGCTGCGAAGGGTGAGTAATGAACTTCTTTCCCTATGTCGATCGCGTCATCAATGATGACGTTGTTTGTGGCAAGTGGATCAAGCTCGTCGTCGAACGGCACGTCAACGATCTCAGCCGAGTCGATGACGACGACTTTCCGTACTACTTCGACGAAGATAAAGCTCAGTTTGCACTCGACTTCTTTCCTCAGATTCTGAAGCACTCGATCGGTGCCCATGCAGGTCAACCATTCTATCTGGAGGATTGGCAGCAGTTCTTCGTAGGCTCACTCTTCGGGTGGCAACACAAAGAGGAAGGCAGGGGGCGAAGGTTCCGGCAGGCGTTCTTGACACTTGGGCGTAAGAACGGAAAGAGCACCCTAGCGGCTGGGATTGCACTTATGTTTGCTGCAATCGACATGAACCCAGTCACTAACGATGTTGAGCAACGTGCCCAAGTCATCCTCGCCGCAACCAAGCGTGAACAGGCAGAGAAGGTTATCTTTGCCGAGTGCCTGCGTATGCGTCATCAAGCTCCTGCTCTCCGAGCCGAGTCTGTTGTTGCAAACAAGGTGATCACGTTCAACCACAATGGCGGTAACATTCAGGCTGTCGGTTCTGACCGACCATACGATGGGCTGAACCCTGTTCTGGTCTCCCTCGATGAGACCCATGCGTTTGGAAACCCGCATCGCAAGTTCTTCTCGACGATGGTCACTGGTTCTGGGTCTCGGGTTCAGCCATTGCTGTTGACCACCACTACAGCCGGTGACGATCAATCGCACATCTGGATCGAGCAGATCAACTTCTGCAAGCAGGTGCTCGGCGGGACCGTTGTGGAGGACTCGATCCTCCCGATCATCTATGAAATCGACGAGGAGGATGACCCGCTCGATGAGGGATGCTGGCACAAGGCAAACCCCAACCTTGGCGTATCAATCTCCTATGACTTCCTCCGAGCCCAGTCGAAGCCATGCCGATCGTCAGTTACGGCACTCAACCGATTCAAGCGATATCACGCCAACACTCTGGTCTCGTCCACAGAGCGAATCTTTAGCCTAGAGGACTTCGATAAGTGCAGGGGCTCGCTATCCGATTGGAGGCGTGATGCTGACGCATGTGCGGCTGGGATTGACTTAGGTGGGCGAGATGACCTTGCAGCATTTGCATTGGTCGCGAGGTTCCCCACGGGCGACTACCATGCGGACGATAGCCCGATCTACAGGTACGAGGGCAGAGTCTGGGCGTACATATCGAGGACTACCCATAGGGATCTAACGGAACTTCCGTTTGCCCAGTGGATTGCTGACGGCTTGATCAAGGTCACGGACACACCAATTGCTGACCTCCAAGCCGACTTCATAAACGAATACTGGGACAACTACTGCTTCGACGCTGCCATTGACCCCTATCAGGCACAGCAGTTCGGGGAGCAGGTTTCATCCCAAGGTGTGGTCATCGCAACGATGGCACAAACTCAGGCACATTTCAACGAACCTATCGCTGACTTTCGGCAAGCCTGTGCAGATGGGAGATTCCGCCACGATGGAAACCCATTGCTGCGTTGGTGTTTGTCGAATGCCGTTGCAGTGAAGGACAGACAAGATCGTTGGATGTTGGCAAAGGCTGCGAGCAGTCAGAAGATAGATCCCTTAGTCGCATTGCTCATGGCGTATCGTCGCTGCATGGCAGCACCTACGCGAGGTGATGGCGATGTTTTTATCACATAGGAATAGAACATGAAAACGATTGGAAGAGCGTATCGTGCTTTCAGCGGTCTCAAGAATCCGGCAGCATGGCTGACCGAGTTCTTTGGCGGAACGCAGAGCAAGACCGGCATCAAAGTGACGACCGACTCAGCACTCGGGTTGGCTCCGGTCATCTATGCTGCAAACAAGATTAGCGGACACATCGCACAGCTACCCGTGCGTGTCTATGACGAGATGAGCCTAGAGAAGGAAGATCGCAGGCAGTCACCGGCTTGGAAGCTGATGAACAAGCGACCAAACAAGTTCATGACATCTTTCACCATGAAAGAGATCATGATGGTTCATGCGTTGATCAATGGGAACGGAAGGGCATACATCGTTCGCAACTCGATCGGCACTCCGACCGACCTGTTACCGATTGATCCATCCCATTGCCAAACAATCTTGGTGGACAACGAGAAGTGGCACCTCGTGATGGCGAACCCTGGGACTCCGCAGTCAGCAGTGCCCGACCGGCTGAGAATGGGCGAATACTACAAGGTGCCCGATCGTGACATGATCCACATCATGAACACGAGCTATAACGGCGTCTGGGGGCTGCACCTCATCGAGCTTGCCAAGGACGTGTTCGGACTGACTCAGGCATCACAGGATGCAACAGCAATCACAATGGCGAACAGCGGACGACCGGGCGTGTTGCTCGAAGCACCGACCGGCATGTTTCGCAGTGCCAAGGATGCACAAGAGTTCCTCGACAACTTCAACAAGAAACACGAGGGCATCACAAACACTGGGCGAGCAGGCTTGCTGCGTGACGGCATGAAGGCGACCACTGTGCCCATCTCGGCATCGGACGCACAGTTCCTTGAGCAGCGTAACTTCCAGCGTGAAGAGATTGCATTGCTGTTCGGCTTGGAAACGATCATGGGCGACAACTCAGGTCAGACCTATAAGTCGATCAGCGAGCGAAACACTGCATACATCCAGAACTGCCTCCAGCGGTGGTTTGCAAAGTGGGAGTGCGAGATCGAGGACAAGCTCGTGAACCCAGCAAGACCAATGTGCGTTGAATTTGATTCGACTCCGTTGGCGAAGGGTGATCCAAACTCGCTTGCCGACTACTCGGTCAAGATGGGTCAGACTGGGGCAGTTACGATCAATGAGACTCGTGCGATGCACGGGTTTGCACCAGTCGAGGATGGGGACAAACTTCCTCACCAGATTGCACTAGATATCACCAAGGCACAGGAACCCGAGGAGGGCGAAGAGCCTAGTGACGACGATACCGAAACCGAAGAACCAAAGAAGGAAAATACCGATGAAGTTAGAGAGTAATCCAGAAGCAAAAACGATCACCTTCCGAGGTTTCGTTGGTGACTACGACAATGGCATTTCGGCTGACGACTTCCGAGCCGTCCTGGCAGAACACGATGGTCAGGACGTTACGATCCACCTCAACTCCGAGGGAGGCAGCGTGACCGATGGTCTGTCGATCTTCAACGCCATTTCCCAGCATGATGGCGAAGTGACTGTCCATATCGACGCACTGGCAGCGTCCATCGCCACGGTGATCTGCTGTGCGGCTGACAAGGTGATCATGAACAGCAATGCGAAGTTTATGATCCACAGGGCATGGACCGCAGCGATGGGCAACTGCGTCGAGTTCCGAAAGATGGCAAACATCATGGAGATGCTCGATGGCGATATCGCTGATGTCTATGAGAACCGCACCGGAATTGCCAAGGAGGAACTGCTTGCCATGATGGACGAGGAGACTTGGCTGAACGCTGAGGAAGCTCTAGCGAACAAGTTCGTCGATCAGATCCATGATGTCTCCAAGCCACGAGCCGAGGCAAAGGTCGATGTCAAAGCAATGCTGTCCCCAGCGATATCTCGGAGCCTAAAGGCTGGGATGACTCGGCGGCTCAAGCTCCGAAAAAGATCCTAACTTTAGCGTGATATAATATCCACTTCGGGCTACGGTCCAGAAATTTGTCAACAAGGGTAAATGGAGAAACCAAAACCCATGAAGCGTATCAATGAACTAAAGGCTCGAATGGACGAAATTCTCGATATCTTCGAGGAAGTCAAGATCGAAGCCGAGGGCAGCGACCTGACCGAAGAGCGTCAGGAATTTGTCGCAGCACTGACCACTGAGTTCGACGAGGCACAAGCCGAAGTCGCCAAATTTGAGAAGCAGCAAGCAGAGATTGAGGCTCGCCTCGATATCCGCCGAGCTAGCGAAGAAATTTCAGAACCTCCACAAATCGCAGAACCCGTCCAAGAGGAAGTCAAGAACGTGATCCCCGCAGTCGCCAAAACCCAGAAGAGCAAGTTCTTCGCGTCGAACGAAGATGCTTACACCGCAGGCATGTTCCTGAACTCCCTGAGCGGCAACCGCCGAGCCAACGAGTTCTTGGCAGCACAGTCGATCGGCACTGACGCTGACGGTGGATACCTTGTTCCAACCCCATTGGCTAACACGCTGATCAACTTGCTGGAAGAGTACGGTGTTGCTCGCCAAGTCTGTAAGCGGATCGTCATGTCGGCTGAGACTTGGAGCGTACCAAAGCTGACCGAGCACGCAACGGTCTACTACCCAGCCGAAGCTGCCTCTATCACCGAGAGCGATTTGGCATTCAGCCAGATCACCTTGACGGCGAAGAAAGTTGCAGCGTTGGTCAAGATGAGCACCGAAGTTCAAGAAGATTCGGTTATCTCTCTGGTCGATACCGTTGTGCAGTCGATTGCCTACTCATTGGCGATTGCCGAGGACAACAACTTGTTCAACGGCGTTGCTTCGGCTATTAACGCCAACGGCATCAACGATGACACCAACGTGGCTGACACTAACGTAGCAAGCGTTGCTGCCTTGGCGTTGTCTGACTTCACCGACTGTGTTGCTGCTATCGGCAACCCAATCATCGGTGCTCGCAACGAGTGGTACATCAATGCAAGCCTGTTCCACGGTCCAGTTCGCGAACTGTTGAACGCAGCTGGTGGTAACACTCTGGCTGACCTCGAAGGTGGTCAAAGCCCACGACTGCTGGGATACCCAGTGAACTTCGTGAGCGTCCTCCCGGGTGCATCGGCATCGACCGCAGGCGACTTGCTTGCAGTGTTCGGTGACATGAGCCTCGGATGCTACTTTGGTGATCGCCGCCAACCATCGTTCAAGGTTCTGAACGAGTTGTTCGCTGTGAACGATCAAGTTGGCGTTGTCGCTACCGAGCGTATCGACATCCAAGTTGCCAACCCAGAAGTACTTGGCAAGATCACCATCACTGGCTAATGGCTAAGTATAAATTCAAACGTGATCGGTGCGGATTCCGTGCTGGTCACGTTTTCTCCACCGGAGACCTGAGAGAGGGTCTCGTCAAGACGCTGCTTGCATTCGACGCTATTGAGAAGGTTGAAGATGAACTGGACGCTCCGAAGAACGTCAAGCCCTCAAGCAATGGCAGTAAGTCTGGACGAAGCAAAGGATCATCTAAGGGTAGCCGGAAGCGAGCAGGACAGTCTGATTCAGCTTCTGATTGAATCGGCAACTGAGCAAGCCGAGCGAGACACTGAAAGGTGTTTCGTTCAGGCAACGTGGCAACAGACACAATATGGTTTCCCAGCCAATGGTGGACCAATCCTTCTCAACATGAGCAAGGCTGTGTCTGTTCAGTCGATCACATATCTCGACACTAACGGTGTATCTCAGACGTTATCAACGGACGACTACAGTCTTGACCTTGGTCGAAACGTAGTCACATGCCTGAATGATGATGACGGCTGGGCGGAAACGCTGAGTACACAAACAGAGAGAGACACAGTCACCATCTCTTTCACATGCGGCTCGGCGGACCCAGCCACACTTCCCAGCCTGTTCAAGCACATGGTCCTGCTGGAAGTTGGCAGAGCATACTACGATCCGGCACAAGAGAACGGCGTCAACACAAACGATGGACGCTCATATGAGAACATCGTTCGTAAGCTGATTCGGAGTTCATATCCGTAATGCCAAAGGTAAGTGGATTCAATCGAAAGCGTATCGGTCATCGCAACTATGTTGCGAAGATAGAGTCGCCGCCAACCGCAGAAGATGCGTATGGGCATGTGACCTACACGACTGGTACGTGGACGACATTGGTTCAGAAGTGGTATTGCGAATTGATTGATGCAGCAGGCTCCGAGATCATCGAGGGATTCGCTGTGAAAGAAATGACCGAGAAGGTTGCGATTGGTGACTCAAGCCAACTGAGGAACCTGAATCTCAACACAAAGTGCAGGCTGACGATCCGAGGCAAGGTGTATGGCGTAACAGCCGTGCGTGACGTTAGCGGTGACGGCTTCACAACGAGAATAGAACTGAGGTCGATCGAGTAGTGGCAAAGAGATCAAGAAGTCAAGTCCTTCGCGAGGTTGAGCAGTTCCTGAGAGGGAAGCAGACAAAGTCCGGAGGAACTGGCAGGGCTGGATCAAAGGTCTCTTACACTAACTTGCAGAAAGACCTAGAAGGCATTACGGAAGAACTATCAAAGAAAGTTATCCCGACTGCGGTCGCTTCGGCAGCAACGATCGTCAGAAAGGAAGCTGTTGCGATGGTTCGCAGTGGATCGAGGCAGTCGCCTTCGTCCAGTAAGAAAACAAAGACAAGAGGTCAGCCTCCACTACGCAGATACCCAACAGGGGTCGGCATGACGAATGCTGGGAAAGGGGCGTGGTGGGGAGCCGACATGATCACCAGACGTGGCGGACCAGGCGGACCATCGCTTGGTGCTCCTGGGACGATCATCAAGAAGAGATTAGAGAGAAAAGGGTACGGCTTGAGCACCAGCCAGAAGGTTGGTCCTCGGTACGCAAGGAACGATCCGAAGGGAAAGAACTTTGCTCATACTCATGAGCCAAAGAGTGGATCGACAGGTGCCCCAAACCATAAGTGGTGGGGCAAGAAAGCAAAAAAGAAACTGCGTGCGAGACCATTCATGGGTCCAGCGGGCGAAAAAACACTTCCACAACAGCGGCGAGCAATCAAGTCAGCCATTGTTAAGTGGAAGATAAAGAGACCTGATTTAATATGAGCCGACCAGTCCCACAGATCATTACACGACTCCGAGCCGATGCGACCGTTGCGTCCATCGCTGGGACGAGAGTGTTTGCAGAGCATCCTCCGCAAGACGATGTTCTTCCGATCGTTGTCATTGGCGTCGAGAGCGTTCGGGGCTTCAGCGACAATGTTGGTCTGTGCCACCAGAAGGTGTACGTTGCATCGGTCAGCGTGGACATTATCTGTCAGACCAGAGGTCAGTCAGAGGACTTGCAGGAGGCTGTAGAGGACTCATTGATTGGATGGGTCTCTTCAGATACAGGATATCCGATCAACGGCATCACCTCGGACGAGGGTGCGTCTTGGCAACTGATTGACCCAAAGGACGGCTCGGATGAACGAGGCTACTGGTGCGAACAAACTTACTCCGTTACTTACCAAAGGATCTAAATAGATGGCAACTCAAACTGGTTTAGGAACAACCATTTCTTTCGGCGGAACCGGTGGTTGCGTCCGAAGCGTAACTCTGCCCGAGTTCAGCCAAGAGGCGATCGACGTATCGTGCTTGGACTCAACTGGGTTCATGGAGAAAATCAAAGCAGGACTGGCTGATCCCGGTGAAGTCTCTGCGGTCGTTTTGTGGGAGGACGATTACACGCCACCAGCGATTGGCGATGCTGTGTCTGTCACGATCACATTGCCAGATGCCTCAAACTTTGCCGGAACAGGCTGGGTCAGCGGAATCAGCTATGGGTCAGCAGAAGTTGGGTCGGTTATCGAATGTACGATTACTGTTACGTTTGACGGTCAAACGGGACCAACCTTTACCAACCCAGCGTAGGATAGCCAATGAGTGATCGGAAAGTTGAACTCGTCCAGTTAGCCGGAACAAATATGGCGACTGGACGGAAGCAGTATTATGAAATCTGGATGATCTACGTTACCGATGGAGAGGATCGGTATCTAGCGGGACGACTGGATTGGCATGATGATGCAGAGATTATCTACCTCACGCGAGTCGATGCCTTCCTTCGGAAGTGGGTCGATGAGGAAGTTTCCAAACAACTGAAGCGTAAAGTCGATTCGCTTGAGTTCAAGGATGTTACTGACGTGATCGAGGAACTAGAAAGAGATAGTCTAAATGAGTTTAACGAAGAAGATCTTGCTGGCTGAGTTGGTATGCTCCAAGCCTGAGAAGTTGAAAACGAAGTTGTTTGGTCATGACGTTTACGTCAAACCAGTGTCCGAGTTTCAGCGTTCACGGCGTCTCTCAGCCCTCTATGGCAAAGATGGTGAAGTAGATCGCAGTGCCTTGCGTAAGGCACGCATCTACACAATCATCGACCACCTCTGCGACAAGGACGGCAACAACATCTTTACCGACTCCGATGTCAAAGAACTGCTTGACCTCGACGCACTCAAACTCGATGTGCTGCAAAAGCACATCGAGGACTGGGTGGAGAAACGCGAGGGAAAGATCCAAGGCGAATAGATAAGTTTGTTCAACACCTTGAACGCAACCACCGGCTGTCATGGGTGTTTTCTATTTGCCAAGATCTTGGTATCGACGACCCGATCAACTGGATGAACAATACATCCAGCGTGGTCGTCGATTGGTGGATTGCGTACAAAATCTACAGGTCAGACCAAGAGCGTGCGGCGTATGAGAAGGTCTCTGGTAAAGAGAAGAAAACTACGTTCAGCGGAAGCGACCATGAAGGTCTCGGCAAATATCTAAGGGCTCACAATGGCGGGAAAGGATAGAATCGGAGCACTGTACTACGAGGTCATTCTTGATCCTCGTGGGTTCGCTCGTGGAGTCACGTCTGTCAAAGCAGATGCGGATCTCCTTACGAGAGCAGTGCAAGGAACGACTAGCGAAATTGCCCGCATTGATGCTGAACTCCAAGCCACCATACAGAGGTCGCTCAACGCATCTGGAAAGGAGCGGGATATCCTTCGCTCCTATTCAATGGAGTTGATCCAAAACAAGAAGGACTACTACAAAAAGGAACAGGATGCGAGGGACGCTGCGTCTGCCGCGAACATTGCACGGCAGGAGGCAGAGGACGCAAGGATAGAGAAAGAGCTTGCACGTCACCACCAGTGGCGTAGGAGGCTGATCGAGAACTCAAGGAAGCTAGAGGAGCAACAAGCCGCCGCAAAGTCGAAGCGTCGAGCCGCAAACAGGGCTAGGATTGCATCGGAGCGAAACTACTTCCAACTGTATGCTAGGGGGATGCAAGACAATATCCGAATGACGCTCAAGAGTGAGGGCGTGATGAGAGGTCTTGGTAAACTAGGAAAACAGAGTTTCGGGGGGATAAAGAACGCACTAGGCGGTGCCAGTGGCGGGCTCTCCAAGCTGGCTGGCAACTTCACCCAGATGCTTGGCTTCAGCCCGAAGGTGCAGGGTTTCGCTAGGGTGTTCGGTGCGTTTGGTCCTCACATCCTAGCAGCCGCCGCAGCAGTTGCTGTTCTTACAGCAGGGTTCGCCAAGGCGATTGGAATGGCGGATGAGTGGGCAAAGAAACAGAACCGGCTGACTGCCGTCATGCAGGGAAGGTCTGCACTTTCCAAGCAACTCGAAATGGAAATGCGTGACCTTGCATCTTCGACTGCATTCTCTCGTGACGAGTTGATGGAGTTTGCAATCAGCCTCAAGACGATGGGGGTTGCGACCAAGGATGTCAGAGGCATCGCAGAGACTGTTGGTGCTTTGTCTGGTGGCGACAACCAAAAGATGAAGTTCATCCAGAAGGCATACACCGATGTGTTGACGAAAGGTCGCCTGATGGGTCAGGAGGCGTTGCAACTCGCCAACCAAGGTGTTCCCATTTACAAAGCCCTTGCAGGCACGATGGGCATTTCTGCTGCCGAGGCTCAGAAGCTGGCTGAGAATGGGAAGATCAGTGCTGAACAATTCCAGAAGGCAATGGTGTACCAAGCCAATCAGGTTGGTGGCTTGGCTGCGATGGAAAAAGGTATGTGGACCATCTCTGGTCAGTGGGAGCAGATCAAGGAAGCCGTGGGCGATGTGTTCCTAGCCATTGGAGAGGATCTACAGCCAGCAGTGGTTGGAATCATGTTTGCTCTAAGGGTTGGAGTGGAAGCACTGGCAACGGCATTCAAGTTCATGTGGAACGCAGTCGTCGAGCCAATCAAGTTCATCCTCAAGGTGCTTACATTCGACTTCACCGGTGCCGTGGATATGATCATCGGTAAAGAGGAGGCTCTGAGCCAGGAACTGGACGAGCAGCGTGAGATCGTTCTTGCAAGACTTGCTGAAGAGGAAAAACTATATAATGATCAGATCGAGTTCGCTGAGGACTTGATGAAGAAAGAGCGTGAGCGGCTCATGACTCAAGAGGAGCAGGCACGGCGTAAGCATCAAGCACAACTGAACCAGTTGATCATGGAGAAGAAGATCACCAAGGAGCAGGCTCTACAGGTCGTTCGAGAACGTGCTAGGGTTGACGCAGAACTCAAGCGGCGTAAAGAGGAAGAGGAAGCAGCAGAAGCCGAGTACGACAAGAGAGAGGCTGACTGGGCTGCGTGGAACGAACAGCAAAAGGCTGACGAAGAAAAGCTCGCGGAGCTAAAGAAGGATGCGTTCGACAACGAGGAAAAGCTGCGTGAAGATGCGATCAAGCTGGCTGAGAAACAGCATGCTGAAGAGATCAAGCGGATCGACGATGCACTTGCTAAAAAGATAAGCGATCGTGATTCTGCCGACTCGTCTGCGGGGGCATCCTTTGAAGCAGGCAGTGCTGAAGAGTTTGCTTTCCTTCGCGAAATGGAAATGCAAGCACGCAGAGATAAGCAGCAGGAGCAGTGGGAGCTTGATGCTGCGGCACAACGCACCCAAGCCAACACTCATCTCACACAGATGGTTGCAAACACAAACGCAATGGCGAACGCAGCCAAGCGGGATATTTCTCAAAAAGACAGTCTCTCAGATTTTGGATACCCATAATGGCTTTTTCGGTTGTATGGACGAAGGAAACGTCCGGTTCATCGTTCTCTGTCAGTGGCAGTGTTGCTGACGGCAGATCGAAGGTGAGCCAATCCATGACAAGGACTTTTCTTGTACTTACATCGGCAACAGACTTTCATGATGTCAGTGAAGTCCAAGTTGGTTGCTTGTCATCACTGCCGGTCGTAAACCAGTCAACATGGGTTTCGCCGGACGGTCTGCTGTTCATGCCGTTTGCAGTATGCAGGTCCAAGTCGGTTTCAAGAAACAGTTCAAACCCATTCCTGTTTGAAGTTACTTGCGAGTACGAAACTGGAGACTCCGATGGAGAGCAATGTGCGGCAGTCCCTCCAACGACAATAGATGAGATTGCACCACAAGTCACAGCCAATGTTGGCAGCTATGACAGGGTGTTGTATACCGACAAGGCTGGGAAACAGTGCTGGCAGTTTGAGGGTACTGGCACTCCATTCTCGAACCCAGTGATGGAAAAGATACCGACACTTCAGTTGGTCATCGAGCAGTTTGAAGCATCCATCACTTATGAGCAAATGCTTGAGCGTTCGTTCAAGACGAACAGTTCAACCTACAGGAACAAGGGCAAAGGTCTCTGGCTAATCGGTGCCGTCAAAGCAGTCGAGCAAACCGTTCAGTTGGCTGGAGGTGAAGCGAATGTGGTCAAGGTTACTTATCCAGTGTCATTGTCTGAACGGTTCTTCTATCCACCGGGCAAGGCGGTGGCTGAGGGCAATAAAACGATCTACGGTCACGAAACGGTTGTACCATTGGTTGACACATCCTACTTTGAGAACGGCGAAGTCCTTCCAAGATTCTCAGAGAATGGCGGCAAGGTGATTAGTGGGTATATCAACGAAGATGGCACCAAGCGTGAACCAGCTAACGATATAGATAAGCGACCAGACTACTTGAGGTTCAAGTCGTTCGACTCGATCAACTTCGGATCATTCTTGCAGGCATAACATGGACCCTAGAGTCGTAATCCGAGACTACATGATCCAGAAGGATCAAAGAACTGCATCGCTAGATGGAAGGTTTGATGGGTCCACTGGGTTCCTGATGAAAACACAGTCTGCCGGTATCCCAGCTAGGAGTGGGACAACGGCTGGGTCAGGCAATGCCAAGTTCTGCTACATGAAGAACGATGGCGAGATCGTGACAACCACAATCGAGATGAAAGTTCTTAACCCATTCTCCGAGCCAATCGGATCTGAAACGTACATTACAGTCAAAGTAATCAACGGTACTCAACTCGTTGTTGATGCCGAAGATTGCCAATAAAGGAGAAGGCAAATGCCTTTCTACACAACGGGGTATGCCAGCGAGTCAGCCGGAACCGAGATCGTCTCCATCTGCCCTCCAAACGGGGACATGGTTCCTGTCCTTCGTGGGTTCAGGTATCGGGCAGGAGCTTCTGCCCACAACCTGTACGTCATGTCGCCTCTTGGCATGACCAAGACGATCGAGTTTTCTGCATCGGGTGCGACAACGCTTGAGTTGGCACGAGACGATCCGGGCAAGACAACGGCAGGCGTTGCTCAGAGTTTGGCGACCGCCGACTGGATTGCATACCGCACAAGAAGCGGTGCGGTCGAGGCACGCAAGATCACGCTCTCTGGCACGACAGCAACGGTTGCAGCCATTGGCGAAGATGTTGACGTTGGTGCCGATGTCTGGGCGTTCTATGGAACGGGCGACCACGGTGCAATCAATCTGATTGCCGAATTAAGCTCCACAACGGAGTACGATGGACTCCACGTCCAAGGCGGCATTCCAGCCCAGCGTGGACTCGATGCACCTGTCTCTGGATCTGGAATGCCATTGTTGATCCTTTCGGACAACATTACCAATGCTGGCGAATTTGACTACGTTCAGTTCGAGTGGATTCCTGCGAGCGAAGATTTCATCTCCTAATGTTTTCGGTCAGCAACCTAACTGAAACGGTGGGCACCGACATCATTGCGGTCTGCCCATCGAGGGGAACAGACATCCCAGTTCTTGTCAGGTTCAGGGCAACTGCCGGTGCAAGCCCTGATCCGCAAAAGCTGTATGTCTGTTCTGCGGTTGGGACTGTTGAAAACAGAAAGAAGATCCAAGCAGGATCAACCTCTGCTGAGCTAACGTCACCAACGTCAAGCAATGGTGACTTTGCAGCCGGCGACCTGTTCCTAGCCGTGAACCGTTCGGGCGGCTATGAAGTCTTGGAGATCGACTCGATTACCGGAAACGATGTAACATGGGTGACAGGACCATCGGAGCCTATCCTTACGAGGTCACTACTGTATGCGTTCTACCGCTCGTCTGGGGAGCCGGAACCCCCATTCCCGACCTTCCCTCCTTCTCACACAGTGTCGAATATTACGACCCCATTCTACGAGATAGCACCAAGCACGACTCTGAATCGAGTTGTCTACCAACCTGCTGGCAGAGACCCGCAGATCAGTGGTTCAACCGATGCCTTTGATTCCGAGGGCTGTCCGATGATGCTGATCCTTACGAACAACGATGCTGCAAGCACGCTTGATCTTGCAGAGTTCGACTGGGTTGACAGGACTCAGAGCGTTGCAAAACGCTCAGGCATTGCGTCAGAGGATGCAGAACGAGGCGGAACCGGACCTATTATCTTCCCAAAACCATAACGATGAAACACTCCCCTGGTTGCAAGTGCTGCAAGTCTTGCCGACGAATACCACTGAAATGGGTTCCATCGAGCCCATACGACCGTGGCGAGTACACTGACGACGACCAGTGGAAACCATACACCGAGTACCTACAGTTTGAGACGTTCTGGGCACAGGCAACTGACCGCAACGGGGACGTCCAGAAGTTTCTCTACCAAGCACCAGTGACCATGTTCTCTGGTGGTGGCTGGACGAATGCAGAGGAACAGAGGTATGTCAAACTGCGTGGCATCTCGTACTACGATCGCCTCGATGACTTCTATCTCGTTGGTGACAGGTGGGCGAGCGATGAAATCGAACTCCACGAGTATCTTCAGGAAAGGAAGCTGACTGAGGGGCAAGGGATTGTTTCGGTCAAGCAACACATCGAGAAGGACTACTATGTCTCGTGGTATCCCAGCCTGAACTCGACAGAGCAGTACGATAGCTACGACATGCCGTCACTGCACATCGACATTCAAGCATTGTGCAACGTCGATCATGACCCAGACTCGGAACTCATGCCGACGAGTGGGTTGCTCAGTTCGATCAAAAAGGCGTTGCCAGAGGAGCGGTTCCAAGGTCCGTACCCAGAGAACTGTATCCCATCATGCAGTGCATTGACCGAAACAATCTGGAACCCAGACGATCCAGCCTGTGGCAACAAGCCTCCCCACAGCATCGAGATGGTTGCGAGGCATGGGACACTGACCGACTCAGTGGAGGATCTAAGCGACCACTACAGGAACGTCAACAATTCACTTGCACAGGCGAGATCGTTTCAGCCGCAGAATGGTGCGGTGACCGAAACGCTTGACATCGAGGCGGAGCTTGCTGCATCTGGCGAAACTGCTGTCAACCTTCACGGCAATAGGACATGGGCAGGAGAGTACGCAAGGCTGTCAAACAGGAAGGGGAATCCATACCTGCAAAACCAAGTCATGGTTGTGACAACGGCTGGGAAGGTGCACACTGGGGAAACAGTTGTTGACCTTGAAGCCGGTGATGTTATCCGCATTGATGACTTCACAAAGGTTGGCGAGAACCTTGACGCAGCGTTCGAGATCATCAAAGCGGTTGACATTGTTGAATCAGAGAGGACTCACCTGTTTGTCACAAGAAACCACTGGGAGAGAGTCTTTGACAACACGAGCATAGAGCGACAAATGAACTTGTCTGCGTTCACTGGGCGGCGTGTTGCTTTCCTCGTCAAAGACTTTCGGGACGATGACTTCACAAGGACGTTGAACGGGGACTACTCGGTAAAGTTCGGTCCAACCGTATGCACAATCGAGGATGCAGCAACGGTCAGTAACCCGACTTGCCGAAAGGTGCCTGCATGGGAATGCGAGTGCGAAGAACTGTCGCTGTTGATAGCGACACCGGCAGAGATTGATGCCGCATGGAAGTATGAGTATTGCCGACCATTTGACGGTGCGATACAAGATCCAGAACCCTTTGATGTCTGGACAAGGGCGTCCGACTCTGGTGGTGCGGTCTGGACTCCACCAAGTGCGGTGGCAACTGTTCCCAGCAAGTGCTTCGCTAGGGCGTCAGAACTGGCTATTGCACATGCTTGGATGGTGCAGGACTTTGGGCAGCGTTTTGACGGCAAACAGTTTGCTGCGACTTTCCAAGCTAGGATGAACGTCACGGCAGTATTCCAGTATTCAGAGGCAAGGATATTTGATTGCATCGGCAAGCAAGACAAGGCTGTGATGTCACGATCCGCCACTGTCTACATAAACACAACTGCCGACTCCATTGACGGTTTGCTTGGCAATGGAGCAATCAGCGGGACAATTGAAGAAATGGAGGCATTGGCTGTCGAGGCGGTTGGGAAGCAACGCACGTTCATGGGTACGTTGCTGAACGCAATGATCTGCAACAATTACTTCGGCTTCAATGACGACATGACGGTGTGGGAACAGCGGCTGGGAATGGTGGAGAATCGAATCACTCTGGATGGTGGTGGATTTGCAGGCTTCAACTGGACAAACGCATTTGTCACAAACGTGACTCCGCTCACGATGGAACTAGCGAGAGGCGTGGGCTCCTCCTGCTCCAACGTGATCAGCCAAAACTTCCACCCAGATAGGTCGTCTGCATTCATCGACGAGGCAAAAATAGAGCAAGAGTTCAAGTTTATCGACTTCTGCCCATCCATTGGAGGCATCCCTGAATCGCAAAACCCAGAAGCAATCTCGTTGCCAAATGAACCAACGGTTCTGGCGACAATCGTATCTGGAGCCCCAGTGCTATGATCTGCACCGAATGCCAACGAAACGTCATAGGCAGCGAGAAATGCCCCCTGTGCAACGCAGAGACAAAGGCGGCTGTTGTGTCGAGAGAAACTCAGGCAACACGCAGAGGTCGCCCTGGGACCGCTCTCGCTAGGTTAATCCCAGCATGGGCAAAGGCTAACAAGGGCAAGTGTTCCTGCAAGGACTATCAGGCGAAGATGGACCGTTGGGGAACCGATGGGTGCAGGCAGCACTATGATGAGATTGTTAGCCACCTGATGAAACAAGAAACCCATCTGATATCTCCGCTAAGAAAGATACCAGACAGGTTCAAGTTAATGCTCGCCAAAGGTCTCGTGACTTGGGCGATCAACAAATCAGTTGAGGATTGAAATCGGGATGATCTGCTGGAAGTCCTCAACGCACAGGAACGACAATTCGCAGCCTAGATACTGGAGTTCGTCGTTCGCATCATCCCAGCCGCTATTGTCGGCAAACAGGGAGTACAGGTGAGAAAGGTTGTGGGAGGTCACGAGTTCGCATACGACCGATCGAACGATCATCGCTGCGGCTTCCTCCCAGTCCTCACCGACCCGATCCCTGCATAAGATCGGATCAATGACCTTGATCCTACAGGTTGCGTTTACCGCTACGGGAGAGTCATCGGCAGTTGTCATCCGTTGGAGACCGCAGTCGATGGGCACTTCGCACCTCGGGAAATATTGCACTGGAGTGAGAGCAGGGCAGTGCAGTACAGGGAGACCCGAGGTGCGAGGTCCGGTAATCATCGAATCCACCACCAGAAACTCATTCGACTGAGGTCTGCGAGCGAGGCGGGGAAACAAGTCGAGGAGCGGTTCTAGGAAACTCCCCACGAGGTCAAATAGGCTCATCTCTTTCTACTCCTGAATCGTGTTTTCTTCCGGCTGATCGAACGGGCAAATCTCCGCTCGTTGTATTGGCGTGGATCAAAGTCATAATCCAGCCGTTGGTGTTTCTTGGCACGATGGTCTGATACCCTGATGATCATCCTTCGGTTGCCATTAAACGCCCTCACATAGCGGCTGAGGCTCCTCGGGGAGCGAGAGGTCAGGACAGTCCAACCCCTCTGCTTGAGGACGCTACAGACGCTGTTGACCACCCTAGCGATGGCGTGGTGGTTCATAGAAGCATTGGCTCAAAGATTGGGGTTGTGCCGTCGATCACGATTCCACACCCGATGATCGGCTTTCGTGAATACTTGATTCCATAATCTTGCTGGTGGTGCTTCCAATCAGCCCCCGACCCAACCTGCATCCCGAATACACGATGATTTCTGTTGGCAACAAACTCTATCCCAGCCTTCGAGTGGTGATGACCTTGTACAACGCTCTGAAACTCGTCCTTGGCGTTCAGGGCGGCGGAGGAGCGACCTCGATCGCCATGCTGATAGATCACGCCGTCGATCTCTAACTGGGCATAGCGGGCGTGTACGGTCCATGTATCTGGCAAGCCAAAGATGCTACCAAAGTCCTTCATCATCTCCTCTGGGATTCCGACCTCGTTCGCCCAGCGATATGGCAGGACATCGTGGTTCCCGATCATGAGGTCTACGGCTGGGAAGTAGTGAGTCAGGATTTCGACCTGCTCCATTGCCTGCTCGAACTCTCTGATTGGGTCTTTTTGCTTTGGCTTTTTCAGGTGGAAAGAGAGGGCACAGTTGTCCACGAGATCACCAATATGGACGACTCGATCACAGTCCCATGACTCATAGCAGTCCCACAAAAAGTCTGGATACTCAGCCAACATGCATGGGGCGTGCGTATCCCCGATCACTAGTACTCTGGACATTATTCTCTCTCCATGTAAACGTCGATAGTAACGTACCCACTCTTCAACTCACTACGCTGTGAATCGCATTGTAGCCCGTGGACGAATTTGATGTACTTCGGTGAATCATCACGAGCTACACCAGCCTCGATCAGGCTGTCCACCAATTGCTTGGCGTTGCCTCGAAGCACTGAATCAGCATCCCACAGCCGCTGTCCTTTTCCCAGCCACCTCGTGACCACAAGTCCCTGCAAGCCGTCAGGGGCACCACAGGCTAGATAGGAGTCGAGGTGAAACTCGGTCCCATTCTTCGAGATCACATAGGCGTTCGCCAAGGCGTTCACCCATGCCTTTCTCTCTTTGTGGGATGCTGACCAATGTTTCGACTGACCATTGTTGGAGTTCTTCAACTCCTTGTCCACAACTATCCTGTACTCTTTCTCAAAGCCGTGCATGACACTCATCTGTTCACCGCCCGTTTGTTTTGGTTGGTAGGTAAGCTCTCGTTTGCTGAGTTCTCGCCAGCTGCGTTGAACTCGCTAGCGATACGCAAGAGCTTAACCTCCCAAACCGGAAAATGCAAGGAGGATTTTTTATTGCAACCCCAAATCGAGGTTTTGTGCTGAAAAACAGGGAAAAAAGTTTTTTTGGAATTTCACGCTAAAGCCATTGCCACACATGTGGCGATCTGTATAATGGGGGCATCGAAGCAAACAACACCCGCCAACACGAAGGCAAAACAATGACCAGCGAACAAGCAGAACGATTTGAAGCATCCCTTCGGGCAACACACGCCCGAATTGACCGCAGACTCAACAGAGTGCGTGAGCAACTCGACAAAGGGCGATACTCGCTTTCCGACACTGTGTTCGGGAAACTGCTGGGGCAGCGTGACGAGCTGGCTAATGCAAGTAACGACCTCGAACTGCTGCGATCCGAGTTCGAGCTTTTTAAACAGGGGGTTCTGTAGAATGACCACTTGCTACAACGAAGCGGAAACGCTAAACTACATTATCGAGTTACTGAAGTCCGAAAAGAAAACAGGAGTAAAGAGATGAGCTTTGATTCAAAAAACAACAAAGGTGGCGTTCAAGGTCACTCACAGGGCGAGTACTTCCCAGCCACGATCAAGACCATCGGTGACCACTCAGGCTCCGAGCCTGTGTACACTCATGTGGTTCTGTACGGCGGCTTAGAGTCCAGCCGGTTCGATTCCTTCGCAGAGGCAGAGGATTTTGCTAGGACGATCCGGCGGCTACTCGACGATGGCGACGACGATGCCGCCAAGCTACTCGTCAATCTGATTCGGGTGCTTGCGGGGATTGATCCGTTTACATTGGGTCCACGCTAGCACTGGCAACGTGGCTGGTGCTAGCAGTCGGGTTTCTGACAACAATCTTTTTTGGAGAGAGGCTGAAATAATGTTATTGACACTGAAGCAATGGAACAAGGCTGTGAGTTCGCTTACACGCAAGTGCGACAAGCGGCTGATCAAGTCGATTCAGACGAAGCACCAGCGTGTTGAGCGGCACTTCGAGACCGATTACTCTAATGCACAGGGAGTGCATGAACTGGGCTCCAAGCCGGTAGCCTTGTGGGTTGCTCTTGACATATTCCAGAATCCTAGTAAACTGGGGCACTATGACGGCAAGATTCCTATCGCAGACGTTCTTGAAGTTACGCCACTGGTTGAACTTGAGAATGGCGAGACTTTATCTGACGTTGAGGCGACAGAGGGTCTGGGATCGTTCTTACCAAGTTTGGTCGAACCAGCAAAAACAAAGGTGCGTGATGGATGGAAGGACAGAGTTCCAGGTGCGAGAATTGGAGTTACAAACAATTCTAGAGCTTCGGGCAAGGTGCGTGCATCTACTGGAGAGGGCGGAGTTTCAGATCGAGAGGGGCAACCCCTCACTCGGAGAAGTCCTTATCAATATTGCTGCCGAAACGCCAAAGGATGTGGAGAGTATTGTCACGAGGATGATCCGAGACTGGGCGAAGATTGATGACCTTCACGAGATCTACAGTGAGATGTACGAGCAGGTTGACACGCTTCAGAATAGTGTTATAGTCTGGTCTGAAATATTCTCAAGGGGTTCTGACAACCCATTTGAATTGATCGAAGAATTGGTGGATGAAGTAAACATCTGTTTTGCAGAGGAGAGCGAATGAGTTATTTGGATGCAGTGACGAGGGGCAGAAAGATTGTCCCTCGTCGGACACTGATCTACGGATCACATGGTGTGGGGAAAACGACTTGGGCTGCGAAGTGGGACAATCCTGTTCTGCTGCCAACCGAGGACGGCTTTCACCATATCGACGTTGCGAGCGGTCCGCTGATCAAAACATCGGCTGGGCTGAAGCAGGCAATCAAGGACGTTCGAGAGAGCGACTTTGGTACGATTATCCTCGACTCGATCGACTGGGCTGAGAAGATTTGTTCCGAGGAGCTGGACGCTTCGTCCTTCGATCAGAGTTGGGGAAAGGGTGCGGTCGAACTTGGTCATCGAATTGCGTCCATCCTTCGCGAATTGGAGTTGTGCCGAGATGCAGGCAAGCACATCGTGTTGGTTGGTCACGAGCAGATTACCAAGGTCGTCCGTCCAGACGGCAAGGAGTATGGAACGAGATCGGTCAAGCTCAGTAAGCACGCAAGCCGAGTCGTGTGCGAATGGTGCGATGAAGTGTTGTACGCTGAGTGCGATTATCTCGTGAAGTCCTCCGATGGAAAGTTCGGCGGGATTGCAGTTGACAAAGGCACTCGCAGCCTATACACTGCCAACTCGCCGTTGCACGAGGCGAAGAATAGAATTGTTGGACTGCCCGAAAGGTTCGAGTTGTCCGATTTCGATAGTTACTTTAGTTACGTTAAGGGAGAGTAGTAGTTATGCCTTTGAATCTAAACCCAAACGAGATCGAAACCAAGGAAATTTCCACCCTGATCCCAGCCGGTAAGTACACTGCGTTGGTCCATTCGATCCGCGACGAGGATCGGGTTTCTGGCGAGAACGCCAAGACACCCGGTGCGAAGTACGAACAGCTCTCGATTCGCTTCGAGCTGGTCGGCGGGG